CTAGTATGGTTAGCACTTGAGGCAAATCAAGATGTTGACTACTATCATATCGGTACATACGATACCGACAAAGAATGCCAGATATCACTGAAAGAAGCAGTGGTATTGGTGACAAAGAATAATCAAGCACTTAGTTGTTTTTATGTTGGAGAGGATGCTGATGGATAACTGGAATATTGCCATTGTTGGTCATGGATATGTTGGTAAGGCAGTAGAGTACGGATTCAACACAACCGAAGTAAATACACATATCATAGATCCAATATACAAAAAGGGTATGGATACTATCAAGGACGTAAAGATAGATGTTGCTTTCGTTTGTGTCCCCACTCCTTTTGGGTCTGATGGTAAGATCGACTCATCTATTGTAGAGAAAGTCGTGAAGCAACTAAAACCAAAAAACTGTGTCATTGCAATTAAGTCTACAGTAACTCCAGACATAGTAACTAAACTACACAAGGATAACGATAGGGTTGTCTATAACCCTGAGTTCCTCACAGAACAAAATGCCTTAGATGATTTTGTAAATCCACCTATGCATATATTTGGTGGAGATCAGTTCTATTGTAAGTGGTTGCACACATTCTATCTCGACCATAGTAGATGTAAGGATAGAACAACTAGAGCATATTTTATGTCACCTGCAGAGGCATCGTTTGTCAAGTATGGAATAAATTCCTTTTTAGCATCAAAGGTGTTATGGTTCAATCAATTTTCAGATATCTGTGATAAATACAAAGTAAGGTACAATACTATAATCAATGCTATGATAACAGATCAACGCATAGGTAGTAGTCATGTACAGGTGCCAGGATCTGATGGCAGGAAAGGATACGGTGGTGCTTGCTTTCCCAAAGATACAAATGCATTCTCTAAATTTGCTGAAGGTGACTTCTCTATTCTCGATTTGATTATCGAGGAGAACAACAAGTATCGTTCTGAATATCAATTAGATGATAGAGAAAAAGAACAAAATGTTGTTTACATTAATGGTAAAGTGTGATATACTATATTTAAATTCGGAGATATAAATGGCAACAATTGGTATTACTGGTATGGGTGGATTCATTGGTTTCCATCTTGCCAAAAAACTTCATGGCGAAGGTCATGATGTAGTTGGGTTTGATAGTTTCAATAACTATTACGACCCAATGCTAAAATCAAACAGAGCATCAAACCTTCATGAGAAGACTGGAATAACAACGCAGAATGTAGATCTGAAGAACCGAGAAGAACTTGATCACTGGATGAAGAAAAGATATCCAGATCTTATTATACACCTTGCCGCGTATGCAGGTGTAAGAAACTCTATGGATTGTCCAGAGGATTACATTCAAAATAATGTTGTCGGTACGCACAATCTAATTGAGTCCTGCAAGAAGTACGACATAGACAAAGTTGTGTTTGCTTCCACGTCTTGCGTTATGGCAGGTAACGAGTTACCATGGAAAGAGGATGAGAAGGTTGGGTATCCACTCAATCCATATGGTTACACCAAGTTGTGTAACGAATCTCAGTTCATGGCAAGCACAATACCGACTACTATCGGATTGCGTTTCTTCACAGTCTATGGTGAATGGGGTAGACCAGACATGGCACTCTTTGATTTCACTAATAAGATTATTCGTGGTGAAGAGATCGATCTATTCAATCATGGAGATATGATCAGAGATTTTACTTATGTTGGTGACATCGTCAATGGTATCAACATCGTAACTAACTTGGCATTAGAGAGTGACAATACCAAGGATATGTACAACATAGGTAACGGTAGACAGGTTCCTCTCATGGAGTTTGTCGAGAACATCGAGTTTCAATTGCAAAGAAAAGCAATAAAGAATTTTGTCCCAAAGCATCCTGCAGATACTCAGGCAACTTGGTCAGACACGACTAAGTTACAAGCATTGGGATACAAAGCAGAGACACCTATTGAAGTGGGTGTAGAAAAGTTTATAACTTGGTACAAAGGGTATTATAATGTCAACTGAAGAATTGGAAAAAGAAGTAGCAAAGTTTCACAACATAAGTCTTGAAGAATTGTATCAACGAACAGTCATTGGTGGAGAAGCACTATTCCATCAATACTATATGCGAGACGGTATAGGTTTCTAATGATCACTGGACTCACTGCTTCTACATTTGACTTGCTACACGCAGGTCACATTGCAATGCTGAGAGAGGCAAAGTCACAGTGTGACTATCTTATCTGTGCGCTACAGATAGATCCTTCATTAGATAGACCAGAGAAGAACTCTCCAGTCCAATCTATTGTAGAAAGATATTCGCAATTGTCTGCAGTCAAATACGTGGACGAGATACTGGTGTACCAGTACGAAAGCGAATTGTTGGACATCATACAGATGTATCCAATAAACCTTAGAATCCTTGGAGAAGAATATCGTGACAAGGATTTTACTGGCAAGGATGAATGCCGTAGATTAGGCATTCAACTTTACTTCAACAAAAGAGAACATAGATTCTCATCATCTGATTTACGCAAAAGAGTAACAGAGAAAGAAGGTGGTTAAATGGAACAACAAGAACGATATTACAAATCCATGATGGAAATGAATAAGTTAGCAAACAAGGAAGATGATCTTCGAAGCACAGTAGAGGATCTGAAGAACAGAGTCAAAAACCTAGAAGAGGAAATTGCTTGGCAGAAAAAAGATTAGACTTTACAACCTTTTTATTATGTGATATAATGTGAGACATAGGAGAAGAATATGTCAATAATGGATAAGTTAAAGAAGAATAGCAAACTAGAGAATACTGCTATTCTATCCGAATCGAAGTACTTCCAAGATGTGGATATGATTCCTACAGATATCCCAATGCTAAACGTAGCACTGTCTGGTGATATTGATGGTGGTCTTACACCTGGTCTAACGATGTTAGCAGGTCCTAGTAAACACTTCAAGACATCGTTTGCGTTGGTACTGGCAAGATCATATCTAAACAAGTACCCAGAGTCAGTATTATTATTTTACGATTCTGAGTTCGGTTCTCCACAATCATATTTCGAGCAATACGGTGTGGACACTAATCGCGTTTTACATACGCCAATCAAAAATGTAGAGGATCTAAAGTTTGATATCATATCACAACTTGAAGGTCTAGAAAGAAAAGATAAAGTCATTATCATAATTGACTCTATCGGTAACTTAGCATCTAAGAAAGAACTAGAGGATGCTATGAATGAGAAGTCAGTTGCTGACATGTCTCGTGCCAAAGCACTTAAAGGTCTAGGTAGAATGATAACCCCTTACCTCAAGGAATTGAATATTCCTATTGTTGCTGTAAACCATACGTATAAAGAGATTGGACTATTCCCGAAAGATGTTGTCGGTGGTGGTACTGGTCTGTATTATTCATCTGACAATATATACATTGTCGGTAGGCAACAGGAGAAAAAGGGTACTGAAATTGAGGGATATAATTTTGTATTAAAAGTGGAGAAGTCTCGTTATGTCAAAGAACAGTCTAAAATACCTATCAGTGTTACTTGGGATGGCGGCATCGCTCCTTATAGCGGTCTCCTCGATGTCGGTCTCGCAGGTGGTTATATCTGCTCTCCTTCTAGTGGGTGGTATAGTGTTGTTGATCGAACTGGTGGAGATGTCGTACACCCCAAAGTCAGAAAGTCAGAGACCATGGAAGAGTCTTTCTGGTTGCCGATTTTCGAAAACACTGACTTTAGGGACTTTGTCAAGCAGAAGTTCTGTGTTGGTGGGTCTAATGCTAACCCGACTGATAATGAAAATGGAGCATAAAGAAAACAGTACGTACCAGTTGATACCTGCCGATGGTGATGATCAATACTGGTGCGTAAGAATACTAAAGGGAGTCTTTAACGAAACTGTACTTCGTTATGGACAGATTGCTTTCAATGAAAGAGAAGAGGGAGTTATGTCTTTTAACTTTTTCATTGAAGCATCACCCGACTCAACCCTAACGGTTGATAACCCTTTGCTCCAAGAAGTTGCAGGAGATATCTTGCAAAAGATCATAGAGCAAGCACTAACTGATAACACTGGCATCGTGGGTAAGCACCCCGATGAAGAAAACTGGGAACCCCTAACATCTGAGGAGTAATAACTTGATTGGTATTGAACAAGTTATCTTCAGAAATATGATCCTTGACGATGGTTACATGCGTAAAGTATTACCCTTCGTCAAGGATGAATATTTTGAAGGATTGTATAGAAAACTATACACGACATTTAAAAATTACGTAGAAGAATATAATAGAAGTCCAACTAAAGAAGCATTCATACTTGAGTCAAACATGACTGAACAGAACTTCTCTGTGATGCAAGATGCGTTTGATAAGTTGTACAAAGAAGAAAAGGTAGACACTGAATGGTTGGTCGATCAAACTGAGAAGTGGTGTCAAGGTAGAGCACTAGAGATTGCGATTGTAGAATCTGTCAATGTCATTGAAGGTAAGCACGATACTCTGACTAAGGGAGCATTACCAGACCTATTACAGAAAGCACTTGGGGTTGCTTTCGATGTTAATGTTGGTCACGACTATATTGACAATGTTGAAGAACGTTGGGACTTCTACGATAAGAAAGAAGAGAGATTGCCCTTCGATCTTGAAATGCTTAACAAGATCACAAAGGGTGGTGTGCCAAACAAGACTCTGAACATTGCACTGGCAGGTACTGGTGTTGGTAAGAGTTTGTTTATGTGTCACGTTGCGTCTAGCGCATTGACTGATGGTAAGAATGTATTGTACATCACCATGGAAATGGCAGAGGAAAGAATTGCAGAACGTATTGACGCAAACCTACTCAATGTTCCGATTGATCAGTTAGAAGGTATGCCCAAGACTTTGTTTACAGAGAAAGTCAAAGCACTATCATCAAAGACATCTGGTAAACTAATCATCAAAGAATACCCAACAGGATCTGCACACGCAGGACACTTTCGTGCATTGTTGGGAGAACTAAAACTGAAGCGACAATTTGTTCCAGATATCATCTTTATAGATTATCTAAATATCTGTGCATCAAGTAGAATGAAAGGAATGGGCGGTGCAATCAATTCATACACCTACATTAAAGCAATTGCTGAAGAGTTACGTGGTCTTGCAGTGGAGTTTGACGTACCGATCTTCTCTGC